GCATGTATGACGGCCATCTGATTGAGTGGGCAACGGCCCAGCACCGCACTTTTAAGGACAGATCGGTCGGTTACTTCCGTGTTCGCAGGCCAGGCGTGCAAACGATCTTTGGCGTGGTTGGCGAAGCCTACAAAGACCCTGCTGACGCAAAAACTGCGGCAATTGAAATAGCAAGGTCGGTGGTTCGTGGCAGACGAATGCCGAGACCGAAGGGCTGAGCGACCGACTTGGCCACTTAATAGCATCACGCGACCTCCCCGGATAACCTCACCTGCTGCTGCGCCACATACCGCGCACGCGGCGCCCGGTCCTTTGCCTCTTTGAACAGCGGGCATGGGTGATAGTCCCAGGGCTTCTCCTGCTCGTGGCCGATGCACCAGCCGTGGCCGGCCGGCAGGTCAGCGCGCAATGTCGCCTTGAAGCGCTCGCAAAAGGCGCAGGGATCGTGGGCGGTGGTCATGCGGCCGCCTGGTCGCAAAGGCCGTACGACGATGAACAACCGTCTGGCTCGTCCAGGTCGTGCAGCAGCGAGAACTGCTTGCCGCCGCGCGTGGTTTGCGCCCACTGGACAACCTGCCACACCTCGTTCCTAGTGAATATGCGTGCGGCGCGCTCGTTGGCCTGGTTGTCGACCTTGTGAAAGAACGTGCTGTAGCCCCGCTTGCTGGCCATCGAGACGATGCGCTCCCAGTCGCTGATGCGCACCAAGTGGCCGCGCCGGCGAACGCTCGTCTGGCGGATCTCTTCTTTCTTTGAATTAATGCATGGCATGCAGCCGACCCGATCGCATCCTTCCAGATACAGCGGGTTCGGCGCCCGGCCACGCGCGGCGCAATAGGCGAAGGCTTCGGGCTTTGTCCAGTCGACGATCGGGCGATAGATGTACATCCCGCCGCCGAGCGATTCGAACTTCGGTGCGTTCTTGCGCGCTTCGGATTCGTCCCGGCGGACGCCCTGCCAGCTGACCACCGTATGACCCTGCTCGATTAGGCCCAGCTGGAAGTCGACAGCCATGTTGCGCTTGAGTTCTTCGGTGCAGAACTGGGCCTTGCGCGATGGGAAGCGTCCCTTCCAGATGCACAGGTCGAGGAACGCGTTACCAGTCGGGTACAGCACGCTCAGCGCGCGGCGCTTGGCCTTGTTCGACCAGCGCCTGCGCCGGCCACCGCCAACCTTGACGGTCTTCTGCACCGGCTTGCCCTTCTTCATGAAGATGTTGCCGAAGCCGTCGCGCTTCCAGACAGGCGTCTTGCCGTCGGCGTCGAAGACCGGCTTAGTGTCGTACTCGCGGCCGGTGCGCACGTCGCGCGCCACGAACCAGCGCTTGGCAGCGATCTGCTGGGCGAAGTCGGCCTTCAGTCGGTGAATGCGCACGCCGATCTCGCGCTCCAAATAATCGAGATGGTCGTACACGGCCTGGTCCTCGTTGTCTGTGTCGCAGAAGATGCCGACGACCCGGTGGGCGCCGAAGCGTTCGACGGCTTGCTCGAGCGTGGCTTGGCTGTCGATGCCGCTCGACACCGAAGCAACATGGATGATGCTCATGCTGCCACCTCGGCACCGGCGCGCTGGCGCAGCGCCACCTGGTGCTTTGCCCACTCGCCCGCAATCCAGGTCACGCCCTTCGGAGTGAAGCGCGCAGCGTTGTAGGCATGGCCGCTGACCTGCGCCGTGCCAGCCTTGACGCAGAAGCGCCCAGCGTCGATGTGGTGCGCGTGCGGGGTCCACTCCCCTCCCAGCGGATACATGATCTTCTCGCTGTGCAGGAACCGGCGGAATTCGGGTTCCTTCGCGCCGAGCAGCTTGGCCACTTGGCGAAAACTCTTCGTGCCGGTCGAGTCGGCGTAGCGCTCGACGAAGTCCACGGCCGGTGCTGCAGCGGCGAGCTGGGCGGCCTGCGCGTCGATCACATCCTGCTGCTCGGCGGCCAGGCGCAGCGCCGCGGCGAACGACTGCGGGACGGCCAGCGCCAGCGCCTGCGCTTCCAGCTCTTGCCAGCGGTCGACTAGGCGAGCGGTGAACTCGGCCGACAGCTGCGCGACCACCACGTACGAATCGCGCTTGCCGATCCGGTATTGACCGATGGCGCGCGGGCCCGGGCCGTCGCTCGGGACTTCCTCAAATTGAGGGAGTGTGATCACGCGGCGCGCGGCCAAGGTTTCGACGGTCCGAAGCACGTTGTCGTGCCGCTTCTCGACCAGGTCGGCGATCTCGCGGCTTGACATCGTCGTTTCGCCAGCGCCAGGGTTTTGCAGGGTCAGCATGTTGCCTCCGGTAGTGTTCGTGGTCATGGGTTCAGGGCCTTCCGACGCGCGGCCTCGTAGGCATCTATTCGCGCTTGGTATTCGGCGTAGCTTTCGTCCGTGCCCTTCGGGTCGCTGCCCTGCGGCTTGCGGACTTGGACCGGTGCCGCGACCGGCTTGGCGTAGCCTTGTGCCGACGGCGCTGGCGGGTTGAGCAGCTCTTCGACGATGCGAGCGAGGTAGTTCGGCGGGATCCTGGAGTTCGGGCCCTTCTGCTCGCGCGCCGTGGCGACTGCGGCATGCAGCACCGCCATCGGGACTTTCCGACTGGACCAGTCCTGCACCGTCGGGTGCGTGAAGGTCGCGTTGACGCCCAGCTTGCGCAGAGCTACCGACAGGACGACAGCAGGGTCGGTGCTTTCCGGCAGGTCTTCGCGAGGCGGCATTGCGGCGGCTCGTGGGTGGTCGGGTTCAGCAGGATCAGGATCGACGACGACGACACCGGCGCCAGCCGCAGCGCTCGCGCTGTCGTCGTTGTTCTTCTCTTCTCTTCTCTCCTCTTCTCTAGGCGTGACTTGGCGTGACATGGCGTGACTTGGCGTGACGCCAGCCTCAGCACCAGTGTTTGCACTGTCACGCGCACGCTGTTGTCGTTTGCGCTCGGCGCCCGTGTTGTCCACGCGCTCGCGCTTCGGCTGACGCTCTTCCCAACGGGTGACGCGATCGCCATCCACCAGCGCGCGGCCCTGCATCGCTTCCAGGATGCGTGCCGTGGTGCCGTCGTCGGCGCCGAGCAGGAAGTCAGTTGCCTCGCAGTCGATCGCACCGAACAGGCCGCGCTCAGTGTTCGCGCTGGCCTGCTCGAGGATCAGTGCCCACACGGCGATCACGTCACCAACGCGCGCAGCAGCCTTCCGAGCCACCAGGCCGAACTTCGGATCGTTCACGCTGCCGTGGTGCCAGCGGAACCAGTCGATACCATTGGCCATCAGTGCGTCCCCTGGATGATCGAGAGCTGGCGGTCGTCGACCGGCTTCTCGACGTAGATGAATCCGCGTGTGCAGTGCCCCAGCTCAGCGAGCTGTGCAACGTCGCAAGCGCGATCGCAGACGGCCGAGTGCTGGCCCTGGAACAAGCAGCCACGGCAGCTCTTGGCCGGCCTGGTGGTGAACTGCATGTTCTCGGGCGACTTGATCTCGTCGCAGCGGCCGAGCCACTTGTGGATGCTGACGTAGCCTTTCATGCTGGCCCCGCAGGATTGGCAGCGCGGCGCTCCACCATCGGTGGACCGAACAATGCGGTGTGCAGAGGATCGCGACGGTTGATCGCTGGATAGGTGGTGCTGAGGACAACATGCGGCAGGCCATCGTTCTTCGCGCGGCCGCCGCCCTGGTGCACTTGGCGTGGCTGACCGTATTCGTCGAGCGCCGGGCCCATGCGCCATTCGTTGACGAAGCCACCCTTTGGCGAAGGTACGGGCACGCCGTGGATAACGCCCAGCGTGCGCAGATAGTCCAGGCGCGTCGAGATCTTGTCGGACGTGACGTTGAGGTGCTCACTGATCTGAGCAGTAAGCGTGAGGCCGCTGCTGATGCACTCGAGGATCGCAGCGCGCAGCGCGGCCTTTTCGAGGCTCGTGAGGAAGGTCTTCATTTTTCAGCCATCCCGTTCAGGCGCGCCAGCAGCTCCATCATCGGGCGGATCGACACGAAGATCGCCTTCTCGATATGCTGCACCTCGTCGCGGTCGACCTGGCCATCAGACAGGGCGCTGTGAACCTGCGTGCCGAGCTGGCCCAGCTTCTGCCAGATGTCTGTGACCGATTCCAGCACCGCCATGTCGCTCGCCGGCTGCGCGTCGATCTTCGTGCAGACGAAGCCATGGCGGCGCGCCAGCGCGTGCAGCACCGCGTAATCCTCCGTCAGCTCCATCACCCGCGATGCGTCGTCCATCGTCAGCACGTTCGTGGTGCTGTTCGGGTTGGCCTTGTTGCGCAGCAGGCCGGCGGTGTAACCCATGCGCACGGCCAGCGCCTCACAGCCGCCAGGGGTGTCGTGCACGGTCTTGTAAAAGGCGTCTTTGTAGTTCATGTGATGTTCCTGCAAACAAATGGTGCGTGGAAAGTTTTTGAGCGCGACAATGCAGTTATGGAAACTTCGATATCACTTCACGGCACGATGCCGGCGCTTCTGGCCGCTTCCGAGCGGTGCCTGAAACAGGTCTGGGCGGGCGAGTTTTTCCTTCGGAGGGATGCCGCGCTCTTTCCAGTTCTGAACGCGCTGGACCGTGTAGCCCAGCTTTCGCGCGACTTTCGCCGATCCGCCCAAGTGTTCGATCGTTTCTTTATCGTTTGACATGACCCGCCCATAAGATGTTGGTGATGACTCTATTAAACACCATGTTTAACGTCAAAGTCAACACGGCGTGTAACACAATTTGTTTACTTAGGCGATAATTGCGACATGCACAATCAGATGGAACGGCTCTACCAAGCGGCCAAAGAATTAGCCAAGGTCGAAGGTCAGACCGAGGTCGCGA